TGGAGTTCTTCAACGGAGCGCAGGGTGTCTAGTCCGACGCCGATGACGTAGTTGAGGGCTTCTTCGTAGGTCCAGCCGTGTTGGTGGGCGACGGCCAGGATTTTCTCCTGGTGGGGGGCGCTGAGGTGGGTGTTGCGGTTCCGGCTTTCGAAGAGGGCTTTGGTGACCCAGTCTTCGTCGCGGTTGGTGCGGGCGTCTTCGGCCCATTCGTCGCCGATCTCGGGCATCTGGGGGACCTCTTTCGTCGTGATGTGTACCGTCCCGGCCTGCGGTGACCCGGTCCCTCGATTGCGTGGAGAGGCTGGGGTGGTGCGGGCCGGGACGGCAGCCCTCGAAGTTCCGCCAAAGGAAGAGGGCCGACCCATTCTTCCACACCCGGGCGCAACTAGACACCATTGGGTGTTTGGGGCAATTCCCGAATGGTATTCACGTGCCCTCTCACTACTGCCCGCAAAGGAGACTGTCATGCCGTCTGGACGCCCGAGGGGCACCGGCGCCCCCACCGCACTGAAGCTGCTGAAGGGGGAACGCAACGCCCGGCTCAACCACGATGAGCCCATCCCCGACGACGGGATACCCGAATGCCCCACCGACGACCCTGACGTCAAGGAAGTGTGGGACTACACCATCGGGCAGCTTCTGCAGATGCGCACCGTCACCATGGCCGATCGGGATGCCCTGCACACCTACTGCGAGCAGGTGGTGCAGTACCGGCAGGCGGCGCAGATGGTGCGCGAGGATGGGCCCATCGTGGAAAGCCGGTTGGGGCCGAAGCGGCATCCGGCGTTGAGCATCATGCGGGAGTCCGCGGCGATTATCAAAATGTTCGGCCGGGACTTCGGGCTGACCCCGTCGGCCCGGTCCGCGATCAAGGTGTCCGATCAGCGTCCGAAGCAGACGGAGGCGGGGGCTTCCCGGCTGTTGTCGGGCTAAACGTTGTCGTCTTCAACGTCGTCGCCGCCTACCAGGGCGGCGCTGGTGTATTCGCCGTCGATGATGACGTAGACGCCGAACTCTTGTACCCCGGCACCGTTGCAGTAGAGGGCTAGTCGGCCAACGGACGGGTTGAGGCCACCTTTGCCGGATTCGAGGTCGGTGGCCCAGGTGCGGCTCATTCCGGCGGCCCGGGACACTTCGCCGGCGCTGAGGTGGTTGGCTTTGCGGTGGGTGCGGATGGCGTCGATGACTGGCCTGAGCTCTTTATTGAAATCCATCTGTTTTGCCCGTCTCGTCGCTTTCGTTTTCATCCGCTCAACGTGAGTGTTGGCGTCCAGTGACGTCCAGTGTCGACCATTCACTCGTTCGTGGATCAGGTGTGGGGGGTGAACCCATGCCGAAACGGCTACCTGCTTGCGGGAAAACCTTCGACGACATGGAATGCACCGAGCGGGGAGACCACACCTGTAAGCCCCGCTCGGCGCACATTCAGGCGTTCTTCTCGGAAATTCTTGTCCACACCAAGGGCCGCTGGTCGCGGACGCCGTTCCACCTGCTCGACTGGCAGGTGAACGACATTATGGAGCCGCTGTTCGCCGAGGTGACCTGGTCTACGGAGTCTGAGCGGTATGTCCGTCGTTACCGTCTTGCGTGGATTGAGGTTGCCCGTAAGAACGGCAAGGCGCTCGACGTTGACACCCCCATCCTCACCGACCGGGGACCGGTACCGATGTGGGACATCCAGGTCGGCGACAAGGTGCACTCCCCGGACGGCAGCCAGGTCCCGGTTATCGCGGTAGGCCCGGTGCATCGCCGCCAGTCGTACCGGGTGCAGCTCGCCGACGGACGCAGCGTCGTCGCCAGCGACGAGCATGAGTGGCTTGTCATCGACCGGCTGCGCAGCAACAAGGCCCGCATCGTCACCACCGCCGAACTGATGGCCACCCATCGGTGCGGCGCCCGGGGTGATACCCGCTACCGGGTGCCGGTGCCGAATGAGCTCGACCGTCAAACACCCGCCGCCCTGCCCCTGGACCCGTACCTGCTGGGTCTGTGGCTCGGCGACGGCACCACACTCCGCGGCGAGATCACCACCATGGACCCGGAAATTGTTGCCGCCATCGGCGACGCCGGCTTCCGCACCTCGTACGTCTACCAGCGGGGCCGGGCCGCCACCTACGGCATTCCCGGACTCGGAACCGTTCTCCGCCGGGTGGGGGTGCTGGGCAACAAGCACGTGCCGGACCTTTATAAGTACGCCGACGCGAAAACCCGGGCGGCTGTCCTCGCCGGGCTGATGGACACCGACGGCGGTGTAGGTGACGCCGGCAGCGTTCCTCAGGCGGACTTCTGTGGCACCCGGCGTCTCGTCGACGACATGATCTTCCTGGCCCGCTCGTTGGGCTACAAGCCTGGCCCGGCCCGGCCACACAACGGATCTTGGCGGACGACGTTCAACCCGTGCGTCACCGACGGGGTGTTTCGGCTGCCCCGCAAAAATTCCCGACTGTCCGCTGAGGCCCGGCAGGGCCGCTCGACCACTATCGCTGTGTCTTCCGTCGAACCTGTCGGTGAGCGGGACGTGCGCTGCATTCAGGTGCAGGGGGGAATGTTCCTCGCCGGACTGGATTTGGTACCCACCCACAATTCAGAGCTACTGGCTGGTATCGCCCTGTATCTATGCGTAGCGGACGACGAGGACGGGGCCGAAATCTACGGCTGCGCCGTCGACCGCGACCAGGCCCGCAAGGTCTACGACGTCGCCGAACGCATGGTCCAGTTGAGTCCACTTCTGAGCTCCCGCCTCAAAATCAACAAGCAGGCCAAGCGGATCTACGACACCAGCACCGGCTCCTACTACGAGGCCCTCGCCTCCGACGCCAGCGGCAACCTCGGCCACAACCCCCACGGCATCGTCTTCGACGAAGTGCTCACCCAGAAGAACGCCGACCTGTGGAACGCCATGCGCACCGGCATGGGCGCCCGCGACCAGCCGCTGATGGTCGCTGCCACCACCGCCGGCGCCGACCCGCAGTCCTTCGGCAAAACCGAACACGACGAGATGCAGAAGATCGCCGACGACCCGGAACGGGCCCGGCACATTTTCGTCTACCTGCGGAACCTTCCCATGGACGCCGACCCCTGGGATGAAACCCTGTGGCCCCTCGCCAACCCGGCTCTCGGACAGTTCCTGTCGCTGCAATCACTACGCGACGAAGCCCAGGAGGCGAAGAACGATCCGGGTAAGGAGAACGCCTTCAGGCAGTTCCGGCTCAACCAGTGGGTGTCGCAGTCATCCAGGTGGATGCCCATGCACCTGTGGGATAAGTGCACCGGGGACCTGTGGCTGAACCCGCAGTGGCACAACCGGGAACTACGGGGTCGGACCGCCTATGCGGGGTTTGACCTTGCAGCTAAATTCGACCTCACTGCATGGGCGCTGGTCATCCCAGGAGACGAGCCGAAAGAGGACCCGGCTCACATCATGTGGCGGTTCTGGCTTCCAGAGTCCGGACTGGAACGGCTTGATCAGTTTCACGACGGCAAGTTCACCCGGTGGGCCCGTCAAGGTTGGCTGACGGTGACTTCCGGCAGCGTCATCGATTACGACAAGGTGATCGACGACATAGCCGAGGATGCCAAGGAATACCGCATCGTCGCTGCCGACTGCGATGAGTGGTCCATGTGGCCCATCATCAACCGGATCGGCGACGCGTTGAACCTCAGCATCGATGAGGGCGAACTCACCGCATACCGCAACACGTACGATCGCATGAGTCCCGGGATGACAGACCTCATGGGCACCGTCAAACGAGGACTGCTGCGGCACCATGGCAACCCGGTTGCCCGCTTCTGTTTCGACCAATGCGAAGTCCGTATGGCGCCTTATGATCCCAACCTCATTCGTCCGGAGAAACCTGAACGGGCTCGCGACAAAGCCCGTATCGACGCCGTCCCGGCAGCGGCGATGGCCGTCAACGCCTGGAAGAGCCGCGAAGGCGTCGACCAATACCGCAGCGCATACGAAGACGGCAACCTCATGGTGATTTGACCTCGATGTGCAGGTGCGGGCTGTCGCAGCATTCATCAAACCCGCCGTGGGCCATGCACTCGTACTGGCCGGAGGTGGGGCAGAAGTAGATGCGGCACTTCATCTCCTCGAAGTGCCGCAGGAGAACCTGAACGTCCTCGTCCTCTTCGAAAAAGTCGTCGCCGGTCACCGGTTCACCTTCCCCCACACAATCACCAGCAGGTACACCCCAGTGATGACAATGACGACCGCGGCGGCGGTGGCGACCAGGCGCAAGTCCACCGCCGACAACGCCACCGCCAAACACAGGGCGCACAGCAGCAGGCCCATGCCGACGAACAGCAGATCAACGACGTCGGACCTTCTTTCGTTTCCGTTCAACGGGCGCCGGCTGCGGAATGTGCGGGTTCGCCGTTTCACAGTCGGTGCAGCAGTGCAGGCACTCCACCTGCGGGTGCCGACCCCGGTGCCATGCTGTTGCCGCCCGAAGTATCTTGTCGAGCTTTTCCGCCCCGGTGAGATCTTCCATGGGCCCATTCTGCTGGGGTCACCGGAAGTCCTTGACGTTGCCGATCAGCCGGTCCGCTGTCACCTTCGTCGCCGCGCAAGGGATACATAACGGCACTACCCGCTTGCGCAGGATGATCCGGAAAGAGTCGGTGTCGAGCCAACACCAGTGGCTGCATCCTTTGCACCGGGTTTGGCCGGCAACCTCGAAGTCGGGCTTGCCGTCGTCGACAAGCTGGACAACGACTACAACGCTCACGGCCGGGCACTCCTCAAGGTCAGCATTTACATCTCTCCGCATGCTCGGTGGCCCGGCCGTTGACCTGCACCAGGTCCATCGGGGCTTCGACTTCGACCATCCACATGCACCGGGTGCATTCGATGGCCAGGAACACCGCATGGTCGGTGGCGACCACATCAATAAGGAACTGCGGCTCATGTTCCGGCTCCGGCGACAGCGTGTCAGTCATGGGTGCACACCTTCGCGTGGTCGGTGGCCTTCCTCGCCAGATCGAACAGGTTGTACGGGGGATCGACCCCGCCGATCCAGTTGCAGACCTTGCACTGGATGACAAGGAACTCTTTAGCGACGACGACAGCCTGGAAGCCGGTCAGGAAGACCATGCCGAC